CGCTTCTTGTTCCGTACTAAATGAACCTAAATGAATTAGTTTATAATTTAATCGTATACAAGCCATCCATTTTTTTGATTTTTTATGATATGAATACCCTTTTGCTTTTTTTTGATTCCATTGATTTTTTTGATTATTTACATTTCTTAAATTACAAATTCTATTATCATTTCTAACTCCATTGATATGGTCTAATTGTTCAAATTTACAATTGTTATTTATGCAGAACCAAGCAAAATGATGTGCTGCTAATTGATATTTTTTTTCTTCACAAGTCAAACACATTTTAATATAACCATTGCTGTTTATTGATTTACTTATTCTACCATATCTATTATATATATATCCTGTTTCAGAATCATATATAAATCCTCGTTCAATGGCTAATTTACATTTTTCTTCTCTTGTCATTTTTTTGCAGTTAAATTAATGCAGTTAAAAAGAAACGTGGAAGGTGTAACTGCTTCACTTTTCAAACGGCTAATTACTTCCGTTCTATCCACGTTTACAAATATATAAAATTATTTCATAATATAGCTTTTAATTGTTCGTAATACTCACGTGCTAACTCTACCTTCTCTTTGATATTTTCAATAGCGTCTTCGTTTCTTTCTACGATGAATCTTTTAATTCGTAGGTTGTTAGGAATATGGTCAAACGTGTGCTGAGATTGTACTGCTTCACGCAAGTCTAAATCCTCATCAATTAATCCAGCTTTCCAATGCGCTCTTCGTACCTCATCCTCTACGATTTGGTGCGGAGTATTCATTAAGCAGTAAACTAATTCAGCACTATCCATTCCGGTAAGAAACATATACCCTTGAAGTTGCCAAAAATAATCTTTATTCTTTAACTCCGTGTCGAACATTGGAAATGTAGAACCATCCCAAGAACATTTTATATCAGCAAGTAAGTCTTTTGTAATTACATCGGGTTCTCCTGTTAGCCATTCGTTATTATATCGTTCCGTGTTTTTAACTACAAAATCCCATCCTAAGACTTGACCTGCAAACTCTATAGCTTCATCTTCCATCTGTAAACCTTTATCGGTATATCTACTCCAAAACTCTTTAGCTATTCCTAACTCCTTTTCTTTAAATAAGTCTTGAATATAAGTCTTTGCCGTTTCAGATAACAACTCCCCTTTTGATCGGGGAGAAGTCATAATCTTTCCTATTGCGCTGCATCTAATTTTCATATCGCCTCAAGTTGTTTAGATTGGTCTTCGGTTAGTTCATATCCTTTAACGGCTTTAAGGAATTGCTCTTTTGTTATTTCGCCTTTAAATACCATATTCATTCCCGTTTCAAAACGCTCATTAGGGAATATCTTTTTCTTGGTAGTCTCTCCAACAGCATCCGTGTCTTTGTCCGTAACCAATCCTAAAATCTGAGAGATGCCATAACGTCTAAAGTAAGTAAGTTGTGATCCATAAGACTGGAAAATGTTTTGACCTTTTAACTCTACGTCAGGCATTAAACGTAACGATGTTTCTAAAGTCTCTCCGCTTTCTATGTGGAATACTACAGTAACTAAATAATCAACTCCCTCTTTATGGTTGGTTAGTTGTGTGAATCCTAATCCGTGTTTTTGCATCAAAGGATTAATCACGTTTAGAATTGCTGGAAGGTCTGCATACTGATAAGCAAAGTTTCCGCTTCCTGCTGTTGTACCTTTGAATATTACCGGTACTTCTTGTTGGAACTCAGCCAACGATTTAAATAAATGTTTCATTGTGTTTCTTTTTAAGTGTTTACAAATATACTACTTTTCAACAAAAGCAAGTTTCTTTCTAATTAATTTTTCTAAGTAAACTAACGAGTTAACTTCACGCATTCCTATCTGATCAGAACTTTCTATCTCTAACTGCATCAGTTCTAAGATTGCATCTACCTTTTTGCATAAAGACGGATTCCATTTTCTATCCTGAATACATTTAAAAGCGTGTACAACGGTGCTATGATCGTGATTAAAGAACTCTCCAGCTTGTGTTAAAGAGTTATACTCCATAGCATACCAAGCCATTCCTATTTGTCTCCATTGCATTACTTCTTGTTTTCGGTTCTTCTCACGTAGATAAGACATAGAGAAAGGACAAGTTATTAAGAAGTCCTCGAACATATAGCGTGTGTTCTTAGCAAAAGTTTTTTTCGTGTTTTTAATCGTGTTTAGTTCGTAGTTCATATCTCGTGTATATCTGTAATTAAACCTTTCCATAATTGGAATTTATCTTTAGCATCTGACTGAGTGTATGCGCTTACAATTAAGTAACGCTCTTCCCATCTCTTTAGCTTTACCTTGTATGTTATCTTAAATCGTTTCATCTTTCTTTATGTTTTTCCAATCCGACATTTTATTATTTACTCTAACTCTGTATTTGTAAACTGATGGTCTTGAACATTCAATTATAAATTCTCCTTTAAACCATTCGTTATCGTGTTTATGTGCAAAGTCACTAAAGCATCCGCTAACCATAACTTTGTCTCCTTTTTTAAATTCAGAATTAATTTTCTCAACTTTATAACCCCATTTTATATATTGTTCAACAAGGTCTAACTCATCTTCTTTTCCTGTGTAGTCAAAATTATTTTGTCGAAACATTCCAGCCTCATCAATAAATCCATAACTCCAAAAACCACCTTCTGGCTCTACTGAATCTTCAATCCACATTCTAACATTATCGTTTGCTTTCATAATTCTCTTTTTATTTCTGAAATTCTATTTATTAACTGCGCATTATAAGTGTCCCAATATCTTTTTAAGTCTCCGTGTCTTACTCCGTTATTAGGGATGAACTCGTTTTCTAATGTGGTAGGCTTTACGTGTTGGTTAAATGCCTCTGTTACTTTCTTAAATACGTTCCGTGTTTTCATAATGACAATATTAATTTGTGATACTCTTTAATTAAATTCTCTAATCTGATTAATGTTTCTTCTGAATAAACATCCGTGTTTGCTTGTCGCTCAATTTCTAATTGCTCAACGTATTTAATTAATTCATCTTTCATAGCGTGTTCTCGTTAATCTTGTTTACTAATACTTGGTAGCTTCTCCATATACGTTCTACTACTCGTTCTTGAAATTCGATGTCTTCGTCTGTGTGAGTTTCAAATCCATTAGGGATTGCTACCTCTACATTCCATCTGCACATTGATTCTACTTTTTTTTGCGCTTCTTCGCAAAGTTCTAAAAGCTGGTCTGCTCTCAGGTGAAGCATACGTGCTTCTTTAAGTTGTTTTTTCATATCGTTTCTTTTAATTGTTTCGACAAATATAAGTCTATTTTGTTAATAAGCAAGTACTTTTAAACAATTATTTAATTAACATTTGATTGTTAACAACAAATACTCTTTACAAATAAGGGCTTTTATGCAAATACTATTTAACAAAAAAGGGCAGCCGTAGCCACCCTCTAAACACCTAAAAGAAACAAAAACTATTTTATATTCTTGACTAAGATAAGATGTTTAAGCCAATCCTGATAAGTTTTGTTACTAACAGTATATGCGCTTCGACATCCTTCCTTACATACGAAAGAATGACGCATTACTCCAGCACTCGTTGTGTACGTCTTAGATAACTTAACATTGTACGTGCCACAATTCGGACATTCAAACTTATCCCCACCTCTTAACATAGCATAGTTTAGTTTATGCTTTGAATATGGTCTTAGCTTATCAAATACCTTTTCTAAGATTACTACGTCTTGTTTACAATACTCTACCATATGATATAAGGCGGTTTCGTCTTTCTCTAAGCAGACTTTTTTCCATAGATCAAGTCCACCAGTTTCCAACTTTTTACCCACTCCTAAATATTGGGCGATATAATCTAACTTATTAGAATTAAAAATAAAGCCACTTTTAGCCATTTTAAGCGTGTCTAACGTCTGATAGGTAGGGAACATATCAACGCTATGATAAACGCATCTTGTACGCAGCCATTTAACGTCAAATCTATCTGAGTTATGTCCGATAAGTTCATCTGCTTTATTTACCTCTTTTAAAAAGGTTTTTAGCATTGCTTTATCATTTTGCTTTTTATCCCAAGTTAAGGAGTTCACTTCGTCTTGTCCTTCCCACTTCCAACAAATGCAAATAATAGCACGTTCCTGAATAATGTCAAATGGAGTTATAGTTAGATTGTATCCGGTTCTCCAGCTTAAAACGACGTTTGGCGAAGTTTCAATATCGAAGAAGAGTCTTTTTCTTGTCATAGATTAAATAAAAAAGCCGAGGGGTTACTCGGCATTAGTAATGTGTGTCCACGATCTACCTTTTCTTATATCGCATATGGTTGATTGTGTAATGTTATATTCTTTACTTAATTCAGACGTTCGTTTATTACTATTAAAAATAGCTATTACAATATCCTCTGTTAATTTGCTTTGACTATTTCTACTGCCTTTACAATTTATTAGTCCAAGTTTAGCAGCGTGCTTTTGATTTTCACTTTTTGTAACCCATTCAAGATTTTCAACTCTATTATCGTGTTTATCTCCGTTTATATGGTTTACATCAGGTTTATACTGATTATTTAGAATAAATGCTTTTGCTACAATTCTGTGTATAGTAAATTTTTTTACTTTAGCATCTTTACATAAATCAATAAAACAATATGTTTGTTTAAGTGGCTTTAATATTCTTTCTGAATTCCAAGATTTATTTGGCATACTTTTAATTCTGCCAAAATTACTTACAAGATACTTTCCTTCGTATCCTTCAATATCTTTCCAAATTTCGTTTTTCATAATCATATATTTGACCACAAATATACGTAATTTAAAAATAAGATTTACCTTGTTCCCAAGGAAGATATACAGTTTTACCTTTTTGTTTAATTCCTACTAAAACTTGTTTGCGTAGTCTACCTTTTCTATAAGATATATGGAACCAAGATGCTTTACCACCTGAAGGAAACTCTGCGATCAATTGATCAAACTCTACGTTATCAATAACCCACTCAAACAAGTCTCTATCGTGTAAATCTAAATCTATCGCTTCGCCTAAACTATGCTGAGATGTGGAAGCACCACCTATTGCTCTATTTAAAGCGCCACTTCTAAAACCTGAGTTAATTTTAATAGGTTGCGCTAAATGTTCTCTGATAGGTTCAAAGCAATTCTCACATACTAACTTGGCTCTTTCAATTTCCCATTCATTCATAGAGTTATTAATACCTCTATTTATAGCAGTTTCGCTTCTTTCAAACTCTGCGAGAGTTACGTGTTTTGATAAATTCATAGATTACTCTTTGGTTAGTTGGCTAAGCGTAGCTGTTACACCGCCTACTGCTACTAAATAACCTGCTCCTGTAATGATCGAAGCGGGTAATGCTACCGGTGCAGCAAGTAAAGTAGCGCCAATAACTCCAGCTATTAATCCTACTCGTTGAACTTTCTTCCAAAACTCAGGAGTTTTAGCTTTCCATCTGTCTCTTAGACTTTCCATATTTTTCTTCTTTTGGTAAAATTGCGTAGATAGGTTCGTATTTGTGTAGGATTGGTTTGTGTACGGGAGTAGCTCTCATTTGTGCGCTATCCTCTAAGCAGTCATATAATTTAGCTTCTACGTTAGAAAGACGGTTATTAAGCCAAAATATAGCACAAATCAAAAGAAAAGATGTACCGTGCTTTTTTGTATAATCTGTTACTATCTGTGGTGTCATTTTAATATCCGTTCAGTTGTTCCGTCACTATAAATAAGTAAAAGTACGCCAGTGGAATTAAGTAAATCTACTGACTGACCTAACATATTAACTACATTTATTAGATTTCGTTGTTTTTTATCCACTACATAGATAGTTTTTAAGTTAGTTTCTATTCCGTTTTTGCATACTTCAGTTAACAAAAAGTATCCTTTAAGGTCTGTTTGATAAATATATTCTGCAAATATCCCTATACCGCCTTTTGAATCTATCCTATCTAACTCTTTCCACGTGTTCCCATCTTGGGAGTAATATAAAATAAAGTAGTCCGTGTTTATCTCCGTTGCTATTTGCCAAATTAACCTACCTTCTAAATGATAGAAATCTATTAAACCAACGTATAAAGGCTGCGTAATTTGCCACAATTCAAAGTTATCGAACCACCATTCTTCACCTGCGCTATTTACTCGTGCTAAAACATCTACCGCTATCTGAGTAACTCCACTTATTTTAAGTTTAATTGTGGAGTATCCTGTACTTAATCCGTTATTATTTCCGCTAACGCTTTGATAAACGTCTGTAACGCTATTATAAGTGCCATCTGCTACATGATTAATAGAAGCACTTTGATAGTTCCACGTAGAGTTATTAAACCCCGTTATACGCAGTTCTGATGTATAAGTTAATTCATTGTCTCTACTTACTTGTACCTCTACTATATCTGCTACGTCTACTCCCTTTGTGGTAGCCGTTGAATTGCTGAATGTATACGATCCTAATCTAAATCTAAACTCATATTCATATAATGGATTTAATCCACTTACATTAGGTAATGAATACCAATTTTGCTCTGTTGCTGAAGTACCATTACCTGCTCCTAATATTGCTGCTGAAGTAGTACCGCTTACTTTAGCGTTTGTATAGTATCCAGCTGGAGATGGATTCCACCATGCACCAAACCAATCATAAGTCTCAATGTTATCGTATTTTAATAACGTTTGAGAAATTGACGAGAAACTAATCAATATTATAAATATAGTTCGCATAAAAAAGGGCAGTCATGCTGCCCGTTTAAAGTTAGTTAATTCAAGGAAAAGGAGGAGTTTCAACATCAAATGTTTCGGGTGTTCCCAAAACTACATTGAGAGAATCATCGTATCTTATATACCAAAAAATAGGGGTGTTTAAACTTGCTTCTTGATATTCAACCCAGTTCTGTGTAATGTCATCAGGTGAAACAGGAATCCCGTAGTAAGTATCGCATGATTCCCTTGCATCAATAGCTGCTTGTTCATTCGTGTATTTGTAGCCTGTAACTTTCATTAGTAGATTGAATAGAATGTGTTAATGTTATTAGATATTCCTGTTAAATCACTCAATTTATCTGATGAGTAAAGTATAATCTCTGTATTAGTTACACCTGAAAATTCAGTAGGTCCTCTCCTACCTATTACATCGAATCCCGTTCCACTACTAGAATCAGTTCCTGTTGACGTAGTGATAGCAGAATTATTTATATATATATTCTGTGTTGATCCCCATCTACTTGTAAGAAGTATGTAATTTGTGGTACTATTTGTACTTGTTATTTGAGTAGATGAATTATATGTACTCATGAAAAAAGTTCCAGTAGTATTATATAAAATAGCAGCATACGGTCTCGTTCCTGATCCACTTGTTTTCTGTGATATCCACTGACTGCTTGTGCTGCCACTTGTTCTTTTCTGTGCTACAAATGCCGTATAATTAGCAGTAGTTACAAGAGATGTCAAATCAAAGAAGTCGTTTGTATCATCAAATGTCAAACAAGGTTTACCTGCGGATAGGCCAGCTTGAGTATTAACTGTTCCACTTGTTACTATTTGTGGTTGATTTGCAGCAGTTGACTGAATAGCATGATTTGAATTTCCACTTTGGTCGTACCACTTTGTTACAAATCCATTGTTAGCACCTACAAAAGTAGTAAGGGCAGCTTCATCAAGCACATTGCTTCCGTCATATCCTATATCTTGTTCTGTGTTATCAGAACTCCTACGTACACGAATCAATGCACCTGTGTAAGATGAAGATAATCTACGCGCAGCAGAATAAGCTACAGCGGCTCCCGTGTATGTGTCCAACAAAAAGCTGAATGCAGGAACACTTGGCTGTACTTGGTATGGATTAATAATAAACCCCATAGTCTTACGCTCTTGTACCGATCAATACTACTTTCAATCCTTTAGCTGATCCGTTGCCTATCTGGTCGATGTCAATTGTGATCTCGGCATCATCAGCCAGTGCGCTGTCAGAAATTACCGCAGCAGTTGCGGCAGTTGTAGATGTCTTTTCAGTGTTGTCAATTGTCAGCTTTGTAGATAGTACAGAAGTCCCGCCTTCGTTGATATCAACAGTGAAGATAGAACCCGAAGCCTGTGCCGTAGAAAGAGATGCCCGTACACCTGTCAAAGTCATTGCGTGAGGCATACGGAAAGTAACCTTTGCAGTACCTGTAGTAAGTGCTGTAGTTTCATCCGAAGCAGCTACCACAAGCTCAACAGGTATAGCTTTAATCACTTGAAGTCCTGTTATGCTTCGGCTCACATATACTCCCCCTCCAGAATCTACTGATACCTCAATTAAATCTGTGCTGGATAGGTTTGCCCCTTTGGCCGTTAAGCCTGATATCTTTACTCCCATGTTATTCTGTTATTCGTTGTTGGTTATCTTCTGTTGATCTGTTTGTTCCATCCTCAGTGAGTCTGTTGAATAGCGCATCAGCCACAGCCTTAATGGCAGCAGTTGCACTATTGAACATCATTGAGAATCCGTACCCGTACATCTTACAAAATTAAAGCTACAGATCCTGATGTCAAATCCACTGCGGAGAACTTACGCGCTCCAGTGCATCGGATCATCGCTCCAGCTTTTACCGCTGTTGCTGGTGTAGTTATTAACTCAGCTTTGATATCCACCCCAGCTACCTTGATGCTGTTGAATACTGTATCTTCCAAAACGAAGATTGCATCATAGCTGATTGTTTTCTCAGTCGTGTCATTCACGATCACTGTCCCCTGGCTTGCCACCAGTAATTCTTCCCAAAGTGCCATAGTTATTGTATTATTCTTTGTTGTCCATCCTCAGTTTCCCTGATTCCGAGAAGCATTGCGCCCGATTCAATCACTCTCCAGTTACTACCCAAGCTTGGATTAAATGGAGGAATGTTGGTGAATGCTGCCAATCCTTCTCCCTTTATTATGCGAATCAGTTCCACCATCGTAGTCTGATCCTTGCCCGAATCCCAGTTCTCTATTTTCTGAAGCCTGTATACTATCCCATCAATGTTGATAAGTTTCTTAAAGTCCAGGAGATTGATCATGTCTGGAGTGATCTTAATGTAGCAAGTTAGTTGCTTCCCGAACTTACTAACGATCTCCTTCATGAATGTCTCATGATAGAAATATAGATTCGATGTAGTATAGCTGGCTCCATCATAGTAGATGTAATCAGGCACCCCGAAATTAAAGTCGAATGTTGGTGATGTCAAGCTGTCAAGATGCCCTACATATGGATAGCTGCTCTCAGCATGTAGCACTCCACTCTCATCAACGTGATTCCAGTCTGCTGTAGTCATTGGTCCGAGCTGCACTACAAAGGGCTTCCCTTTCTGTACGTTGATAGACGAAGTTCCATCCTCGTTTACTTTGGCCTGGAATGATCTCGGAATCACGATGCCTGTGTAGGTCACATCATCCACAGGAATATTGACAAGGAGCTTCTGTGCGAATGGCAGAGTGAATTCTGTTGTATCCTTGCTGAATTGATTCTGTGATTCAAGCATGAAAGATCCGTACTGCTCTCCTCTGTCATCCTGGTAGCTTGTATTGTAATAGTCAGTATCATCAGCGAACTTAAACTGATATGCACTGCTGGCAAAGTTAATTGTAGGAGTCACCTTGAGTGATCTGCTGTAGTCCAGCTTATCAGTCCAGTTTAATGCTGTCGATGCATCCTCATAGAAGTCATTCAGTGGCTCAATCTCAAGGATAGTCGGATCATCCACAGATGGCTTCACATAGAGATTAAATGCTGTAACGAATCCCTTCATGAATGTAGCCGCATCCATATCCGGAAGGAAGTCACTCAGATTGATTGTAGATCCTGGAGCAAATGCCTGAGCATTCTTCAGAATGTTCATGGTGGCATTCACATTGGCAATCTTGAATACTGTACTGAATGCTGTCGGGATCGTACTC